GCTTGTTCATACACCAGGAACTTGTGGTCTCTGTCAAATACAGTCTCGTTGTTGAACTTCAATTTAACGTTTAGAATCTTGTTGTAACGATTTGGGTGATTATCTCTCACCGCCTTTTCCGATTGTGAAACAAAGAAAAGTTCCCTCACCGGATGAGAAAAGTTGAGCATGACAGATTTAGTATTCTCTCCAGCCTTCATGACAAACTTAGACATCTGGACCTGTGTGACGACATAGTCAATTGGTCTAGTCATGAGATACCTACGCTCACTATCCGTGAGAAATGCAAACTCGGTGTCTATAGAACACTTTAGCAGGTTTGCAGTGGCATTTTCAGGATTGGTACCGGATACAAGTTCAGCGAGTGGACGTAATTTAATCTTTACTTCAACAAGTTGCTTTGTGAGAGCACAAGTTGGAATGGATAGACTTGGATTGCGATAAAAGTAAAATGGAAGATCCATAAAGTATGTATAATTTCCGTTATAAGCGATGGTGTTACCGTGGCTATTTAAGAAATATACTGTCTGGTCTGTATCATCATCAGTGTTGTGAAGCTGTTGATGCATATAAATGTATTCACCTGTCAACTTTTCAATAGTCTGACCACCAATGAGAAGCTCAGCACTCTCCACCAAGTGTGAAATAACAGAGGGACACCATTCATACCCAGACGAAGGATCATCCAGCGTGACTTTTAGTGTCATATTTCTGATGACATCACCTTTGTCATTTGGTATTCTATAGTGTAGATTCTTACCAAAGTCTAAATCAGCACCATCAAACTGAGTTTCAACATAATCTATGGCAAACTTTGTATGTCTCCTAAAGTTCATCAGGAAATACGAAAACTGTGGATCTCCTGTGAGCCATTGGTCTTGGACTCCAGTGGCGGCAAGTCTCAAGCGACCTGACATTCCTATAGTATGTGAGTAAAATTTTGTTAAATAAAACGGAACACTACTGTAGAATGAACCTTCAGTTGAAGAAATTCAAACCCGAAACGATGAGTGATGATCGGGTGTGTGTTTTTGTCGGCAAGCGTAATACAGGCAAGTCTACTCTAGTCAAAGATATCATGTATTACAAGAAGCATCTTCCAGCTGGTATAGTTTTGTCTGGAACTGAAGAAGGCAATCACTTTTATTCGGAGTTCGTACCGGATCTCTTCGTCTATGGAGACTACGACAGGGATGCTATAGAGAGGGTAATGGCCAGGCAGCGTAAACTTATTGGCTCTGGTAAAACAAATTGTGGTGCGTTCATGCTTCTTGATGATTGTATGTATGATAGTAAGTTTCTCAAAGATACTTGTATTCGTCAATGTTTTATGAATGGTCGTCACTGGAAAATATTCTTCATGTTGACGATGCAATATGTAATGGATTTGCCACCCGCGCTACGCGCCAACGTGGATTACGTATTTGTTCTTAGGGAAAACATCATACAAAACAGAGAAAAGCTGTATAAGTCATTTTTTGGTATATTTCCAACATTTGATATGTTTAATAAAGTGATGGACGCTTGCACAGAAAACTATGAGTGTCTCGTATTAGACAACACCGTAAAGTCTAATAAGATCACCGATTGTGTGTTTTGGTACAAAGCGTCGCTTCGTAAGAACTTTAGAGTTGGAAGTCCAGATCTTTGGAGACTTCACAAGAGGATGTATAATCCCAAGTATCTCACACAAAAGGAGGATGATACCAAGAATGCGAATAAGAAGACGAAACTGAAGATTACAAAGACGAAATAATGAATAGGTATTCAGTCACTTTAGTAGAACGATTCTTTAAGTTACGGCTACCCCTGTAAGCGTTGTAGTCAATTTCAATTTTTTCATACTTGTATGGTTTAAGTATATCTTCCCAGTCAGTGGGAGTGATAAAACCTTCATTATTATAAGACACTAAGGTATGTTTAGCTTTTTCGGTAGCTAGTTTTAAGGTAAGTTCCATGGCATCTCTAATCTTGTTTTTATAATTATACTGACTTCTGTTCCAGTCTCCAGGGATACCTGATACATCTGAAAGTGTATGAGGTCTCTCATTAGCACAAATTAAGTTTAACATGAAATAATTAGATCCATATGGATGTTGATTATAAGGTGGATCTAGATAAATCAGATCAACTTTAGGTAGTTCTCTCAAAAAATCACATGCATCTCGTCTATGTACATGAACACTCTTACCTGGTTGAAGCCATATGGGTGATTCAAGCTCAATTCGTTTAGTGATTCTATCTACAGCATTACCATCTTTACCACCCCATCCACCTTTATGAAAACCTTTAAACACACCTGATGTATTCGTGTGAATACTCGCCTTTACGAGAAGTGGTCCGAGACAGTATTGTTTTAAACGCTCGGGAACATTCTTTTCGATATAATCAATCATACCATCGATTCTTCGTGCATTATCAGGAGTGTAAAAACATCGATTACATGTATCATTTGGAGAGTAAAGTTCGGTGATTAGACCGACTTTATCAGAACAATTATTAAGAGCTTTTATATGTTCATCAATTTCTTCCTGGTCAGCCCAAGAAGGTGTCACGAGAAAACATTTAGACAGAACTTCACAATACTTCTCAAGATCATTCACATGTAATTCATTACAATGTGTTAGGAGCATTCTTGAAACAACACCAGAACCAACGAACGCATCGGCACATGTTTTAGGATCGAGTTTTTTAACAACGTTTTCTATCGTGTCAACCAACTTTCTCTTATTACCTATGTATGTTATCATAGGTTGTTGAACATAATTTGTCATCGCTATTGTGATAGAGTATGATTTCCTTAAGTGCTTGCTTGGCAACGTGTTTCATAATCTCTATACGTTCATTTGGTGTCCACATCGAACTTTTATTAGGAAACTCGTCATACTTGTGGGTCTTAACACAAAATGTAGCAAACTCTCGATTGACATCTTTCTTCACATCAATTTTCTCTGTCATTTTAGGTACATCAAAACTAGAATCCTTGGTCATTTCCCATACAATTGGTTTCTTTCCAAAGTTTGAAAGGGGGCCAATTCTGTGTATAATACTTTCACTGCTATGAAAATCACAACCGGCAATAAATACCAAATATGGGGAGATTGGAAGATCTTTAAAAAGATGCCAGGATGCATTTAGATTTTTGAATACCCTTTCTATGGCATTTCCTGTTCCTTGTTTTTTCAAGCCCTGAGAATACCTTAAATCGTTTGTACCCTGATACTTGTCTTCAACTATCATGAAGCAATATTTACACGCGCCAATGTTTATGAAAAATAGACCACCATCTGGGCTCATAAAACATTTATCATTTTCATAATCTTTGACTACATCTGAAACTTTTATAGACTTTTGCCAGTGAAACGTAGCATTTATACCAAGTCGTTGTATATACTCAGAGCAAAAGTTCTTGAAATTATTCAGGATACAATTCAGTGTGTATTCAGATTCTTTACACACTCCAGATGCAATTGATGACCCAAGATGAATTGTTTTTAAGTGCGACATGGATTTTTGTATCTAAGCGCGTAACTTAGGTATTCCAAAAACATATGAGTATATCAGATGTCTACTGATATAAATACTCTCAATCTCGCCGACAACGGTGATGGAATGGTACCCCTCAATGACAATCCTACGGCAAACTTTGTCAACAACCAGCCTTCCCCACCTATGCCACCTCCAAACCGCGAAGCGTTTTCGCAACCCGAAAAAAATGTGAGTCAAAGTAAAGAGACGACGACGATGGATTCTACTCCTATTAACGATATTATGATGGAACCCCCAATGATGATGGACGAGCCCAAAATGCAAAGTATGCAGATGGCTGCTCCCAACCCTCAGGGTGCTTACGCTGCCCCTCAGGCGCAGCAGGCCAAGCCAGAGAGCAAGAACCCTCTCAACCTTACCGATGATCAGATGATTGCTCTCGTTGCGGGTGCTGCCGCTGCCCTCGCAGTGTCCAAGCCTGTGCAAGACAAGTTGGTGACTACTATTCCCAAGTTCCTTAACGAACAGGGGAGTAGAAGTATGGTTGGTCTTGCGTCTACCGGTTTAGTTGCGGCGATTGTCTTTTACTTTGTGAAGGACTACGTCGTAAAGCCCTAAACATTAGAAGTGGATTCCCAACCCATATTAGAATATATTGATTTATCTAATCCTGAATAATAGGTAATTAAAGCTCCCAAGGACAACATCCCCATGAGCAAGGCATTCGTCTTAAGTGTCTTGCCCTTGTCGGTCCCGTATTCTTTCAGATCCTCTGCAGTCTTCTTGAATAATCTGTTAAAAACGTAGGTAAGAACCAGAGCAATCACACTGGTAGCCAAAAAGAATTGGCGATCCACCGCGAGTTGTGGAACACGGCCCACCATCATGTGGAACACGTTGGGGATCACAACGGTTAACCACACCAAGTTTAGGTAGTAGTTGTTAAATATGTTTGGCACCTGGGTAACACCATAAATAGCAACCCAGTATCCGATCGCAACTAATAACACATTCAATGGTGTCTTCATTTGATATGTGTGGAGATTATTTATCCTGTATATGCTGGCCACAGAACTTTGTCTTCTCTGGTATCTTCTCATAGATACCGAGGTCCACGCATATGTCACGAAGTTCTATGTAATTTTCCCAGTATTGATCCGAGTGAGAATACTCTTCAACAGTACAATGAGCCAACTCGTGAATGAGGACATGGAAAATTTCATTCGGGGAACCACCTAGGCACACAACAATCTCATCACCCTTGTTAGTGTTGTAACCCACGGTGCCATTCATCGTAGTCACACCAGTGATGGGAATACATCTTCGTAACATATGAAACTTTTGATGATCTGTGTCGGCGATGTGCTTCCTGAGAATTTCGTACTTCTCTTTGATTTCAACGAGTTCTTGTGGTTCTTGGGTGATGGCAAGTATATACGCATTTATGAGGAGGAGTATAATGAATGTGATCATCTCTTATATACAAATATAAATTTACTATACAGTTCCGAAATTGGATTACCCGTCAGACCCTCCCACAACTCCAACTTAAATCCCA